CTGGAAAGAGCTGTACCTGCTGAAATTGTTCGGAGTTGTGCCTGGAGGCAAAAAAAAGAGCCGAGAAATATTTGGAAAGGAAATTCTCGACTCTTTTCTAATCAACATAGCTGCCTAGGAGTAGGCAACATAATTAATATAGTATTGATTGCGATATATGTCAAGAGAAAAAAAATAAAAAAAAGTTGTTGACATTATATATAGTAATGATTACTATGTATATATAAACAGCCAATAGGAGATAAAAATGTATCAAGGCAAACAAAGAAGTGTAGAGATTCACGAGGATGGCAGACTTGTAGCTGTTGGAGGAATGAAGGACTTCATTATCGATAACAACATGGAGGGAACAGATGAAGCTAAAGCCATCTTGTCCCTTGAGCAAGGTCAATCAACTAACGTCTCAACTGGTCAAGGTTGGGTTCAAGTAAGGAGGAATGATGATGTCTAAGTGGGAAGTTGTTTTAACAGTCGTGCAAATGGTTACTTTCTGGGTAATGGTTTGTGCAGTAGTAATAATCGTACCATTTTAAGGAGGTAGCAAATGAGAAAAATAAATATTACTGATTATCTTAGTAAAAAAAATACAGAGTTAGTTAGCGAAATGGTCAAAGATGCTCTTATAGATATGGGAATAATAAATGTAGAGGATGAAGATCCATCATTTCCTCTTGTTTATTCTTGGAATGTTGAGGTAGATTATGAAGATACTCAAACATAAGGGAGGAGCTGAAGCTGGGTGAAAGCCCAGCTTCTTTTTTATCCTGTAACCGAACAATTGTTCGTATTCAACAAGGAGAGACAGATGAGGTACAAAATTCAAAGACTTACTAGATTTGAGATTGAGGTTTTAGTTGACAGTCTAAATATGCAGATAGATCGTTGTTGTGAGTTTTTAGATTGTTGGTCGTATAAAGGAAACGAAAAATGTGAGGATGTTCTTAATGAGAAGAAACTGTTAAAAACATCAGAGAAACTTCAAGATCATTTGTGTAAAATTAGAGGTTACAAATAAAAATTAAAAAAGATGTTGACTAATGTAGTAATCAATACTATATATATATTAAATCAATTTCAGCCAAAGGAGATATTAATGCAGAAAAAGATTTATTTTGCTTACGGAGCAAACACAAACAAGCAAGCTATGGCACGAAGATGTCCTAAAGCTAAACCAATTGGTGCTGGTCACATTGTTAACTACAAATTAAAGTTCAACAACGTAGCAGACATCGTAAAGGTAGAAGATCATATCCACGATGTACCTTGTGTAATATGGGAGATCACACCTGATTGCGAGAAGGCACTTGATCGTTTCGAGGGATTCCCATCATTGTATAGGAAGATTGATGTAGAAGGTTATATTGGTTGTCAGTATAACACAGACTACAAAGGTTTTGCTTATAAGATGAATTACTCAGGGTTTCATACACCGAGTCCATATTACGTTAAAGGGATTCGTGACGGATTGAAAGGATTCTGGGACGAGTTCTACCATGATGATATTGATGCACACATAGATCAAGCCATCATCAAAAGCTTTCGTCAGAGTGAGAGATTCACTGTCCAACCAAGAATGGTCGGAGGTAAGCAGTGGAGATAGTTGTCTCCTAGGCAAAAGCCCAGCTCTTCGGAGCTGGGTTTTTTCTGGTGTCGGGTCGAACAATTGTTCGGACTGGCATCGGATCGGGCATGACGCTGGACTCGAATCTTTGGTTTGAGTCAACTGAGTTATAAATATAGGGTGGGTGAAAAAAAATTTTTTTTTCGAAAATTAAAAAAAATCTAATAAAATCAATAACTTAATCGCAGCTATAAAAAAAAGTTACAATTATTCGTATTTAGGTATTGTAATGATTACATAAAAAGATTATATATATACTATATTATGCAAAGTTAAATTTTTGGAAAGGTAAAACAATGCAGAATTTATTTACAAACAAAACAATAGCAATTGGTTTAGAACCTGAATTTGTTGGTGTTAGTCCAAATCAAATGAATGCTTATAACAATAGAGATCTTATTAATGGTCTTTCATATAAGAGTGATCCTAGTGTTGGCACAGAAGCTGATCTTCCTGTATTAGCTGATTGTGAATTTACAAGAAATTATATGGATAGAGTTTATGCACAAATTCAAAGTCAAGGTGGAAGAGTTAACGTAAAATGCTCAACACATATTCACTTGTCTACTATGCCAATTAAAGCAGGTTTAACAAATGAAGAATTTTCAAGAAGATCTACAGAAATGAGACAAGCTGACAGAAATTATTTATTAGATCAAAATAAACTTAATCAATTATTTGATACTAATACTTCTTCAAGAATACCATTAGAAGTAATGAAAGATATTCTTTACAGAGTATCAAAACATATAGATTTCTTTCATTCATGTTTTGCTAAGTCAAGACGTGATGATGGTGGTTTTTGTAGGGCAGCTAATAGACCAAATGGTTATTGGTCTCGTAAACCTGCTAGTGTTACTCAAATTCTAAATGCAAGAGTAACACAGCATGATCTTGAAAGAGTACAGAACCATACAAATGGTACAAGAAAATATAGTGCTGTAAATCTTCAACACTATAACACAAAAAAGACTGTAGAATTTAGATCACATGGTGGAACATTAGAGACTAATAAAATTTTCACTTGTGTTAACTTTTTACAGAATATGGTTAACCATAGTCTTCAAACACGTTTTAAGGCTCATACAGTGCAGGAAGAATTAACAAGCCCTAGTTATATAGGAAGATCTTCAAACACTGTTAAATCACGTTTATGGTCTTTTTGTAGGGTAGCAGGTGGAAGATCAGTACAAGAAATTATGGATCATTGTAATATCAATAATGCTCAATCAGTAAGAAGAACAATAAGTGAGATTAGAGCTGAGGAAAGATATGAACCATTTATTGTTACACATAACCAACAAGAATATGGTGTTAGATATGGCACATCAAATGCTTATTCTAATAATGGTTATGAGGTTCTAACATCTGCAAATATTCAAAGACCATCTAACAATATTGAATTTATTTCTAACAATGATGAACGTGGTTCAAGTGAATTAATTGCAGGTCTGGATAACCAAACACTTGCAGATCTAAATGAAAGAATTGCTTCATTTAGATAATTCTTAAACAAAACTTTTAAAGATAACCTGCTTAATTTAGCAGGTTATTTTTTTGTCTAAGTTATTGTTTTTATTGTATAAAATCGGGGGACTATACCATAGTCCCCACCAAAAAATATATAATTTTGCAAAAAAATCTTTACACCAACTTCACCTCAAACGACCCCCTTGTTTTTGAAACACGACCCCAAAAAAATTTTTCACAAAAAAATCTTGCACTTTTGTGCAATCAATACTATATTTAGTATGAAATGAGGTAAAAATGACAACATATAGGTTACGACTCTCTACAATTAGGGAGTTCAAGGTCAAAAGTACCGATCATTTACTGCAAGAGATAGCATCTGTGTTGATGTGTCGTGGTTTGGAGATGTCTTCACTGTTGAAAAACATAGCCAACGTATGTTGTGACTGGAATGGAGAAGCATATCGTTACAGTAATAAAGACGAATTGATTGCAGACATGATAAAAAACAAAGTTTTGGTTAACATGAATGAAAGGAAAGCCAATGAAGAGAACTGATTATGGATATGCAGACCTGACAAAGAAGGAAGTTTACGATTTTCGTAAAGCTTTGAATCTAAGTCAGGCAAAATTATCCAAAAAATTAGGATTAAGTCTAAGAACGTGGTGTCACTACGAGTATGGCACACAAAGAATGCCAGTATCTGTGCATATGGCACTACAACATTTGCAAAATGGGGGTGGTGAAGCAGAAAAAGTGCATGAAAATGTAAAAAAACATCAAGAGCCTCTGACAAAATACGACATGGACAGGATCACAAGACTAAGAGACTCGATAAAAGACGCTTTATCATCAGTAAAAGACAGTTTAGACCCTTTACCAGCTAAGATTATAGCTCAAAGTGATAAAGAGATGGGCTTCCTGTTGTCAAAAATAAATAATTGATATAATATCTCTACAGAAACAAGTTTTTTGTGGAGAGATACATGGCAAACGGACCTCTTGGGGGATTTATGCCTACCCCACCATCACCAGGTCAACCACCACAGGTGAAATTGGAGACATCGGCTGAAAGCAGAGGCACTTTTAACAAATTTTTAGGGACTTTGCCAAAAAATGGAGCTATAGCTCCGATACAGACAGGAGTTATGCAATCCTCCACAGCTCCTGTCTCCCCTATGACAAGTAATGTGAACATTTTTCAACCACAGATGTCACAGATGACGGCTATGCCGATGATGCCACCTGCACAACCAGTACAGATGATGCAAGAGGGTGGAGTAGCAGATTTTGGTGATTTTTTTGACGAGGTAACGTCTTTTGCTGACGATGACAGGTCAGATTTTAGTAGTTCTGATGATAATCAACAATCATTTGTTGATGATGATCCAGTGGCAGATTTTGATTTTAATGTTGTGACAACTCCAAGTGTGACAGAGCAGGAGCAACAACAAAACATACAGGATGCTCAAACTTTTATGGACACGCCTTTAGCTCCTGCTCCAGTAATTGACACACGACCCCGAACAAATATTCGGAATGTTGGAGCTGGATCTAATTTAAGGTTTGATCCACAATTTACTGCAAACTTGTTACAGCAAAGAGGTTTAGATCCACAAGGATTCATGTCACCAGCAGACTTTCAGCAAACCACACAAGGTGGTGCTACAGGAACTGGACAGGCATTGACAAGTGGATTGCCTTCACTTGGTCTTGGTCAAAACCTTTTGAGTGCAAAACCGACAATATCAAGACAAGATGTGCTTACGGCAGCAAACAGATTATCTGACATAGCTCCAGCAGCCACTGTACCATTAGCACCTGCATCACCATTCTTTGATCGTGATTTATTAGATGATCCATTAGGTCTTGGTATTAGAACAGGTTTTGGACCTGCTGTAGATGCAATTGAAGAAGGGAAAGCTAGAGCAAGAGCGACTCCAAGAAGAGGAATACAAGTTGCTGGATCACAAACTATAGTGCCAGGTGCTGGAGGAACACAAGACATACCAGCTTTAGATGCTTTTGGAGGGTTTGGAGATCCAGTAAGACCAGTGGAATCTATTGAAGATGATCTTATAGCAGGACGAGGTAAGGGAACTAACATTAACAATCCTGGCAACATTAGAGCTGGGGGTGGCTTTGAAGGTGAGATTGGCACAACAAGGGATGGTTTTGCTATATTCGATAATTTACAATCTGGTGTGAATGCAATTAACACTTTAACAAATACATATGGATCAAAAAGAAATGTTGATACTGTAAGGGAATATGCAAACAGATACAGTCCTGTAGGTGAGAATACAGCAAAGGAAGTAGCTGGTAAGATTAATGTTTTAAGTAGTGCTTTAGGTGTAGAACCTGATGATAAAGTTGATTTCACAGATCCTAATGTTCAAGCAAAACTAACACCAGCAGTTATGACAACTGAGATAGGTCCAAATAAGACAAGAGATGTATTAAATGTTTTAAGTGGCTTTAGTCCAACACCTTTAGCTAGAGATCAGGTGACAAATTTTAATCCTAACATAACGACACCTGTAGATCAGTTAGGCACGTTAGATCCTGTAGGACAGACACAAACAACAAGTCAAATTCCAGACGTATTGCCAGATATAAGTCAAGAATTTAGGCAAAGAGATCCTAGAACTTTTGCTCCATTTATATCTGGAACAACACAAGAAGGACCTGGCGGAAGATTTACATTTAGTGAAACACCAGGTAGATTTCTTGGATCATTAGCAAAACGTATTCAATTAAGTCCTGATGTTTATAGTGAGGGTTCATTTGATATTGGTGGCACTGCACCTACATTAACATCTGGACTAATTGGAGATAATATTATTTTTCCTGAATTTGCTAACTTAGCCACAACTACACAAAACATAAGTCCTGAAAATACAGCCGCTAGAATAGCTAGGAACAACAGAACTATAAATGAAATTAGAGCTGATTTAGGTAGCAGAGTTCCTGATACTGCATTAGAGACATTGCAAGGAGCTAGAGGTCTAAGACCAGTACAAGGTCCTCCAAAGTTACCAGATCAAGTTTTCGATATTGAAACAATCACACCAGAAGATGACAGGTTAACAACAGTATCTCCTGATGCTTTAACAAGAATTGGTCTTGAGCAAAGAGTAGATGATGCAAACAGATTTAGACAAACTGTCCCTGATGCAGCTAGAATATTTGGTGGCAGAACAATAGACACTACACCGACTACAACAACTAATTTGGCTAGAGGTCCACAACAATCAATTGTTGGTGATGATGAAGCTTTTGCTGATTTAAACCTTGCAGACATTCAGGGTAATATAAATCAACAAAGAGTTGCAGACATTTTAAACAATCCTAAATTAGGTGAAACATTCAAGATAGGTGACACAGAATTTCCGAATTTAATTGCAACATTAGCTAACAAAGCTGGGTCTTTCTTTGACAGACGATTGTTTGATGGCATTGTAAGTAAAGGTCTAGATGCAGTTGTTGATCCTGACACTGGTAGAATTATTGGTGCTAAAGATGAGTTTGGTAACTTAATAGAGGGTCGTGATTTAGATCAATTTCAAGCAGGTGACGATAATCAAGATCCTGTAACAAAGTTTTTAAAGAAGGCAACAGAGGAAAAAGACGAAGAAGAAGATGAGAAGCCACCGAATGTAATTGGTGGAACAACTCCAACAGAACCCACTCCTCGTCCACCAACAGTTGTCAAGTCTACAGCTCCAGCATCAACTGCAAGCTTTACACCTGTAGGCTTTGATGCTGGTAATTTAAATGATCTTATTGCAAGAATTACAGGAGTGCCGACACCAAGAAGATTACAAGATGGTGGACAGGTTGAAGCAGTGGATAGATTTTTATCTAAGGTAGCATGACCAATTTACAATATGCTGAGTTTTTAAGTGATGATGAGTTACAAAAAGTAGCTCCTTTACTTAAACGACTTAAGAAGCTTGAGGACAGATCTGAGTCTCAAGATGACTTTTTACGTTTTGTAAAAAAAATATGGTCTGGTTTTATAGAGGGTAAACATCACAAGATCTATGGTGAAAAGTTACAAGCAGTTGCAGATGGTAAAATTAAACGTCTGATTGTTAATATGCCACCAAGACATACAAAGTCTGAGTTTGCAAGTTACTTATTCCCTGCATGGCTTATGGGCAAAAGACCAGATTTAAAAATAATACAAGCAACACACACAGCAGAGCTTGCAGTAGGCTTTGGTCGTAAAGTCAAAAACCTTATTGATAGTGAGGATTTCAGAGACATATTTCCTGATGTAAAACTTGCAACAGATGCAAAGGCTGCAGGTAGATGGTCTACGAACAAAAGTGGTGAATATTATGCTGTTGGTGTTGGAGGTGCATTAGCAGGAAGAGGTGCTGATTTACTTATCATTGATGATCCAGTATCAGAGCAAGATGCTTTAAGTCCGACTGCTTTGGACAGTATTTATGATTGGTACACATCAGGACCTAGACAAAGACTACAACCAGGTGGATCTATCATTATTGTGATGACACGTTGGGGTATTAAGGATTTGACTGCAAGAGTGTTACAAAAGCAGACAGAAGGTGGTGCTGACAGATGGGATGTCGTGGAGTTTCCTGCCATATTCCCTGATACTGGTAATGTGCTTTGGGAAGAATATTGGTCAAAAGAAGAATTAGAAGCTGTTAAATCTTCTATACCTGTGTCAAAATGGAACTCACAATATATGCAAAACCCCACTGCTGAAGAGGGTGCAATTATAAAAAGAGAGTGGTGGAATGTTTGGAATCATTCTGAGCCGCCTGTGTGTTCCTACATCATACAGTCATATGACACAGCTTTCACGAAGACTGAGCGTTCTGATTATAGTGCTATTACTACTTGGGGTATTTTTACACCTGTTGAAGGAGAAGGAGATGCTATCATCTTGCTTGATGCAGAAAAAGGCAGATGGGATTTTCCAGAACTTAAAGAAAAAGCAAACGAGCTGTGTGAAGCATATGATCCTGATATGATATTGATAGAGCAAAAAGCAAGTGGAACACCATTAACACAGGAGCTTAGACGTATGGGAATACCCGTGACTCCGTTCACACCGAGTAAGGGTGCAGATAAGTTTGCAAGAATGAACGCTTGTGCGCCTGTGTTTGAAAGTGGTATGGTTTGGAGACCAGATGCTAATTTTGCAGAGGAGGTTGTTGAGGAGTGTGCTAGTTTTCCTCACGGAGATTTTGATGACTTGGCAGATTCAATGACACAGGCTATACTAAGATTTAGACAGGGTGGTTTCATCACTACTCCTGATGACGAAAATGACGAACCAGTTTATAGAAGAAAGATGGAGTATTACTAATGGCAGATAAAGTTACAAAAAATATTAGAAGAGCATTTTCTAAAACAGATGCTGACGAATTAGCTAAAGCTATAAGAGATATTAAGCCACCATTGGCTAATGGAAAAGATGCAAAAATGATGAAAATCATAGCCTCTTTTATGAATAAAAAAGAAATGGGTGGTGAAGTTGTTGATATGACAAAGGCACAACCTGTTGGCATGATGGATGGTGGTAAAGTCAAAAAGATGAACATGGGTGGTGTCATCGGTGGTCGTGGTGGTAAATTTAAAGGTATGAGATAATGTCATTAAGGTCTGTTGATCCTATTGGTGATAAAAGAAAAAAAGAAGATGCTGCAGTTTTAAGAAAACTAAAAAAAACTAAAACAGCTAAGAAAATTAAAACAAGACCAGTTAAGATGACTATACAAAGTGCAAGCATAACTAATCCAAGAGGTATGAGCATAGAAAAAAATATGATCATGCCTAAAATGGCAAAAGAAGGAGGTCTTATGACACAAGGTAATTTACGAGATGCAATAGAAAAAGTAAAAGCCAAGGGCATGGAAGGTGGTGGAAAAGCAGTACCACCAAAGTTTAAAGGATTTTCCAAACTACCTGAGTCTGTACAACAAAAAATGAATCCAGATTTAGCTGAGAAGTTTGGCATGGGTGGAGATGTTAAAGGCAAAAAAGGTGGCAACATATGTCGTGGTAGAGGCATAGCAAGACCAGGTACTGGATTTACAATAAGGTAAGATCATGGCAGTTGAAAAGGTAGACGGAGTAGAGAACTTAGATGCACCTAAAGGTGTGACATCTATTGAGATAGAAGAAGCACCAATAGGAGAAAACATCACAGAAATGGATGATGGTTCTGTTGTTATTGGTGAAGTAGAAGAACAGGTCGCTCCGATCCAAGTGCCTTTCAATGCAAACCTAGCAGAGTTTATTGATGACGCAGAACTTGGTCGTATATCCTCTGAAATGGTATCAGAAGTACAAGAAGATATGAACTCTCGTAAAGAGTGGGAAGATCAATATAAAGGTGGTTTAGAATTACTTGGAATGAACTATGAAGACAGAGCAGAGCCTTTTGAAGGTGCTTCTGGTATAGTCCATCCATTACTTGCTGAATCTGTTACACAGTTTCAAGCACAGGCTTATAGAGAATTATTACCAGCAGGAGGTCCTGTTAAGACAGCCATTATTGGACAAGAAACTCCTGAAATAGTAGCACAGGCTGAACGTGTTAAGAATTTTATGAATTATCAAATAACTTACGAGATGGAAGAATATGATCCTGAACTTGATCAAATGTTGTTTTATCTTCCAATCGTTGGTTCATCGTTTAAGAAAGTTTATTTTGACCCCACGTTGCAAAGGGCAGTATCTAAATTTGTTCATGCAGAGGATCTTATAGTTCCTTACAATGCAACAGATTTAAAAACTGCTACAAGAATATGTCATGTTATTCGCATGGATTCAAACGAAGTTAGAAAGTTGCAACTATCTGGGTTTTACAAAGATATTGAGTTGCCTACGTCTGACTCTGATGGAGTCGATTACAACGAGGTAAGAGAAACAATAAAAGATATTGAAGGCATACATTCAGAGTCAAGTTACAACGAAGAATTAACATTATACGAAATACACACCGATTTAGATTTGCCAGGTTTTGAAGATCAAAATCAAATGGGCGAAAACACTGGATTGAAGATGCCTTATATCGTCACAATCGTGGAGAAATCTGGTGAAGTATTATCAATCAAAAGGAATTTCAACGAAGCCGATCCGTTACGCAGTAAAATACCTTACTTTGTACACTATAAGTTTTTGCCTGGTCTTGGGTTTTATGGCTTTGGTCTTACACATATGATAGGAGGCTTATCAAGAGCTTCAACATCAATACTTAGACAACTTATAGATGCAGGAACATTATCTAATTTACCTGCTGGATTTAAAGCTAGAGGAGCTAGAATAAGAGATGATGAAACACCTCTTAATCCTGGTGAGTTTAGAGATGTAGATATGGTTGGAATGGATTTACGTCAAGCAATTATGCCGTTGCCATTTAAAGAGCCATCACAAACTTTATATTCACTTCTTGGTACATTAATTGATTCAGGTAGACGTTTTGCATCCATGGCTGATATGAAAGTTGGTGAGATGCAGGGCAATGCACCAGTTGGAACTACAATGGCTATTATGGAACGTGGCACAAAAGTTATGTCTGCAATCCACAAACGTCTGCATTATTCACAAAAAGTAGAATTTAAAATACTTGCAAGAATATTTGCAATGGGTGTTCCAATGTATCCATATCAAGTGCCTGGCGCTCCACCTGAAATAAAACAAGCAGACTTTGATCAAAGAATAGATGTACTTCCAGTATCAGATCCAAACATTTTTTCAATGTCCCAAAGAATAGCTTTGGCACAAACTCAATTACAATTAGCACAAAGTAATCCTGAGATACATGGAGCTAATGGAATGTATCAGGCTTATAGAAAAATGTACGAGGCATTGGGTGTGACTAATATTGATGCAATATTACAACCTCCCCCACAACCAATGCCTATGAATCCAGCAAAAGAAAATCAAGAAGCATTAAGGGGTGCAAGATTGCAAGCATTTCCAGAACAAAATCATCAAGCACATATATCTGCACATTTAGCAATGATTGCAACACCAGTGGCACAATCTAATGCAGCCATAGTCATGTCACTTCAAGGTCATATATCTGAACATATTGCTATGATGTCAGAGCTACAAGCACAACAGGAGATAAGTGCCAATATGACACCTGAACAACAAGCTATGATGCAACAAGACCCTAATGCAATGAAACAATTTCAAGATCAAGTGGCATCAAGATCTTCTGAAATTGCAAGTGAAGTTAGTGAACAGTATGCACAATCAATTACACCTCCTCCAAGTGAAGATCCTCTTGTCTCAATTAGAAAACAAGAGTTGGCATTAAGAGGTCAAGAGGTAGCTCAAAGACAGCAACAATTTGAAGTTGAGCAAAAATTTAAAGAAGATAAAGAAAGAAATGACGTGTTATTAGACCAGCAAAGACTTGATCAGCAAGAGGAAATAGCCAATCAAAATGATCAAACAAAAAGAGATATAGCTTCTCTTAAACAAATGAAAGGGTAGATTATGGTTAGTTCAGTCAGAGAAAAAATTAATGAGGTTGAAAAACAAAAAAAAATAAAAAGAAGACTTTTAAAAGAAGGAGTGATTGATGCCGTTGAAGAAAGGCAAGAGTCAGAAAACAATCAGCCAGAACATCAGGAAGTTGAGGTCAGAGAAATACCCACAGAAACAAGCAATAGCGATAGCGTTGTCGAAAGCAGGGAAGAAAAAGTCAAAACCTCAAAGTCAAAAAAGAAAAGCAAAAAAGCCAGTAAAAAAACGTAGTGGTGGCATAATAAAAAAGTTTTCTGACATAGCAAAACCACAAAAATTTAAAGGTATTTTTTAATGGAGGACTATCATTGATCCTGCAACCATAGGTGTAGCCATAACTGCAGCTAACACTGCATTTAACGCAATTAAACGCGGCTTTCAAGCTGGACGCGAAATAGAGTCTATGGGCAAAGATTTAGGACGCTGGATGTCAGCTTTGAGTGACATTGATAATGCAGAAAAGTCCGCAAAAAATGCTTCTCCATTAAGAAAATTATTTAAAGGTAATGAAATAGAAGCTAGTGCAATTGAAGCTTTTACGGCAAAAAAGAAATTAGAGGCTCAACGTCAAGAGTTAAAGACCTTCATAAATTTTCATTATGGACCTAAATCTTGGAATGAGATTTTGGAAATGGAAGCTAATATAAGACTTCAGAGAAAAAAAGAAATATATGACAGACAACAATTTATAAGAAAAATATGGGAATACATAGGATACTTTGTATTGTTTTGCACAGTAATTGGCTTCTTATTTTTTCTTGCTTGGGTTTACAAAGAGAGTAGAAGATGAACGAAAAGCCATTAAAATTAAAAATAGACGAAAACAGTTTTGAGTTGTCACTAAGAATATTAGGCAATGAGTTTGTTGCTATAAAAATAGGATCAACTAACTTTAGTGGAAAACTAATCGCAGGTGGTGTTCTTTTATTATTTTTTACGTTAATATTATTAGAGGGTTTTGGCTTAAACGAGATTTTGTTAAAATGAGTGTAGAAACTTTTTTAAAATGGAAGATACTTCCAAGATTTATGATGTTAATATCTACGGCTATGAGCTGGAGATGTGCAGAATGGTTCATGCAACTCGATTCACCAACTGCCAGTCAATCCGCGTTCGTATCAGTTGTCATGGGGGTTATGACAGGAGTTTTTGGTATTTGGATGGGTCACGAACATAAAGGAGACAATCATGGCGTTAGCACCAAAAAAGAAAAGTAAAATAAAAAAAGTCATTAAAGGTTTAAAGAAAGCAAGTGCTTTACATAAAAAACAAGCTAAATCTTTAAAAAGTGTAATGGGCAATAAAAAGAAAAAGTGATTACTTTATGGCAAAAAAAGATCCAAAAACTGGTACAGGAAAAAAGCCTAAAGGTTCAGGAAGAAGACTCTATACTGACGAAAATCCAAAAGACACTGTTAGCATTAAATTTGCAACTCCTGCTGATGCTCGTGCAACAGTTAGAAAAGTTAAAAGAATTAACAAGCCTTATGCTAGAAAAATTCAAATACTTACTGTCATGGAACAAAGGGCAAAAGTAATGAAAAAAGCAGAGGTAGTTAGAATAGCTAAATCAGCTAAAGAGTCATTAAAACGTGCAAGGAAAAAATGACTGTATTCATGCTTATGTGTTATCTAAACGATAATTTTAATGGTGGAGTTTACTTTCAAAACATTAATGATTGCCTATATTATTCTGAAAGATTAAGTAATCAAAAAATAGAAGTTCCGATAAAAGTTGAAAATTATGAATGTATGTGTAAACTTATACCAAATATCGACCCAAAAAAAGTGAAGGTATATTAGGAGGTAGCCATGTTACAAGCACTTATAGGTCCTGTTACAGGACTTCTTGATAAATTTATTCCAGATGCAGATCAAAAGGCGAAGCTCGCTCACGAGATAGCCACCATGTCAGAGAGACACGCACAGGAATTAGCACTTGCTCAGATAGAAGTTTTAAAAGAAGATGCCAAAGGCAACTGGTTTCAAAGCTCGTGGAGACCCCTCATTGGCTGGATCTCAGGTCTATCCCTTGGAATAAATTACATGGTAGCACCGATTTGTGCAGGTTTTGGTATTACAATACCACAAGCAGATATGTCCGTTATGATGCCTTTGATGTTTGGTATGCTCGGAATTGGCGGAATGAGATCATATGACAAGATGAAAAAAACAGACACAAAAAAATGAGTCAAGAAAAGGAAATCAAGATTTGTTGGATTCATAAAATTGTTATGAAAGAAATAGTGCATGAAGAACCAATACCTACTGTAGGAATGTACAAATTTAAAGAATATAAATGTCCTATGTGTGCTGATTTGTATCAAGAAGAAGATTTGTAAAAGTGTTAAAAAAAAATTTTTGGAAAAAAGATTTGAAAGACTTCTCAAAAAAAGAATGGGAAGCTTTATGTGACAGGTGTGGAAAATGTTGTTTAATTAAATTGCAAGAAGAAGAAAAAATTTTTTACACAAGTATTACTTGTCAATTACTCTGCACTAAAACAGCACAATGTAAAGATTACAAAAATAGAAAGAAAAAAGTAAAAGAATGTGTTGTGTTAAGCTATCAAAATTTAGATGCACTTAATTGGATGCCTGATACCTGTGCATATAAGTTAATTAATGAAAAAAAACAATTACCTAGTTGGCATTACTTAATACATGGTAATTTTGAAAAAATGACAAGAGAAAAAATGTGTGTTACAGATCAAGCAACAAACGAATTATATGTAAAAGAAAAAGATTTTGTTAAATATATTACACATTGGAATTAATTATGGACGGAGTTAAATTAGCAGAACATTTATATAAGAACATACGTCAAAGAAAAGAACAATTAAGTGAGTCTTTGGCTGATGGAGCGATAGGATCTATGGAAGACTATCGAGCAATAACAGGTGAAATACGAGGTCTAACCTGGATTGAAGAAGAACTAAGAACCTCGATGAAAGGTATAGAAGATGACTAAAAAGTTGTATGTGCCAAATCGGATACTGGCACAAAAAGCTAAAGCAGTAAATCCGACTCCAAAAGCTATATCAAAAGCTTTTGATAACAAAGAAGAAACTAACAAAAACTCTAAAGATCCATCTAAACTAGATGTATCTGTGCTAGAGAGATTACCTCAACCAACAGGATATAGAATATTAGTAATTCCTTATTACTTGTCTGAAAAGACAAAGGGAGGAATAATTATTCCTGATGCAACAAGAGATCGGGAGTCTTTTGCAACAGTCGTAGCTTACGTTGTTAAGTTAGGTCCAGATGCTTACAAAGATTCTGATAAATTCCCAAATGGAGCATACTGTTCTGAGAAGAATTGGGTGCTTATGGGTAGATATGCTGGAAATAGGTTTAAAGTGGATGGTCTTGAGCTTAGAATTATAAATGACGATAATATTATAGCAACAATACTTGACCCAGCAGATATTTCATATGTATAGTGGAGGTAATTATGAATGAAGTACAAGAAAATATAAAAGAAGAAGTCTCTAACGAGAACGAGTTTGTAGTAGAACTTGATGAAAATCAGGAAGTTGCTAAACAAGAAACTCAATCTGAAAATAAAGAGCAAACAATTGTTCGTACTGAGGAGTCTGACGAACATGAATCTTACAGTGAAAAAGTTCAAAAGAGAATTGATGCACTAACTGCAAAGAGAAAAGCTGCAGAAGATGATATGAACAATGCTATTAAGTATGGCAAACAAGTTGAAGAAGAAAATCAAAAACTTAAACAACAACTCGAAAGATATACTAATGGCTATACGAATGAGTTTGACACACGAATACAATCTCAAGAAGCTCAAGTTAAGCAATTGTTAAAGGAGGCATATGATGCTCAAGATGTTGAAAAAATTGCAGAAGCAAATTCTGCACTTACTCAAGTCAATATTGAAAAAGAAAGACTCAGAGTCCTCAAGCAACAAAGAGAGCAAGAGCAAGCAACTAAAGAAAATGAGAGACAAAGCAATCAAAAACAAGAAGTAAAACAACCATCTATTGAAGACAACCCAAAGATAAAAGCATGGATAGCTAGAAACCCTTGGTATGGTAAAGATGAAGAAATAGAAAAAAACTTAGCTTTGATGTTAGCTGATAAAAAAGTATCAAGAATGTATGATGCTACAGATGACAGATATTACGAAGAAATAGATAAAGAAATGGCTAAGTTGTTTCCACAAGATCAGAACAACAGCAATGTCCAAACTGTTGCACCTGTAAATGGCAGAGCTTCTGCTAAAACTGGACGAAAACAGAGAGTTGTTCTTAGTGAAAGCGAAAGAAGAACTGCTGACAAACTTGGTGTGCCATATGAAAAATATGCACAGCAAAAATTAAAATTGCAAAAAGGAGCATAAGATGGCTGATAGATCAAATCGAGAGTCTGCTACTCGTGAAAAACAGGAAAGAAAACATG